ATCCATACGACCAGCATCAGCAACCTTGCCTTCAGCGAGGATTTGAGCATCCGTCTTACGCATGCCCGTTACACGGGGCTTGCCGGTGCCCTTCTTGCCCTTAGCACCACCGAAGATACGTTCGAGGCGTTGGCGGGTGTCTTCCGTCGATTGCGAGTCCATCGACTCTTCTTCTTGTTGTTTGCCGCCAAAAAGTTGGTTGTAATATTTGTTGTTGAATAGGTTGGAGCTCATTTTATATTATAAAGAAAGATTTTTTTTTCATCGGAGAAATTAATTAATTAGATTTAAATAGAAAATACTGTAGAGAATTTTTCCAACCGTATTTTTTATTTTTGCGGATAATTATTTACATGGATGCGTTTAGCATCCTAGAGATTTTACGCATCCAAAGTATTATTGTATTTTATATTTTAACTAAGGGTATTTACATCTTTTTTAGAGAATCGATAAGAGCATCTACATGCTTTTCGATACCTTCACAAACATCACACAAACGATTAATATGTTCGTCCTTACTATCCGAACCATCTAGTTTCATTCGCATAATAAACTTGTTCATCATTGGATGAATAATACGATAACCGATAAAATCATTTTCACCTAAAGCTTCTAGGCCCATAGTGGCGATAAGATTTCCTAGGGTATGCATCTCACCTTCATACTCAAAATCCAACATACCGCTAGCTGTCCATCCTAGCTTAACGCGATTATCGTTAACATAACTCTTAAACTTATCTAGTTTACCCTTTAGAACTTCTAGGGCTTTTTGGACAACTAGACGTGGTTCCATAACACCTGATGTTTCTAGATAGAAAATGAAGCCAGTAGGGTCGTTATTAGGCTTCTTAATCCAATCCCGTTCATCTTCTAGAGTAATCTTATCGTATTCAACGCCTTCTAGGTCCTTCTTTAACTTATAACGATAACTAATTGTGCTAACGGCTTGCCAACGAGCATGTTCTTGTGCGATTCCTTTACTAGCCACAAATTCACCAAATAACTTTTGTTTTACATTCAACTTAGTAATTAAGAATGTTTCTGTAAAAATGTCCTTAGCGTTTACCCAACTATCATTGGATGTATCAAATACCTGTAGATCATCTGTTGTAATATCCATAATACCATTTTGATTGTTTTCAATAGCACTATCCTTTGTATGCTTCTTAGAAATATAAAACACGAAGTTTTCTAGGCCTTCTACACGTTGGTTAATAGGCAAAATAGAGATACGATGCGAAATGTATTCGTTGTGTAGAGGTGTCGTATTCTCCTTTAGCTTAATGTCAGTATCCTTGATAGCATAGATTTCTATTTCCGATAGAACAATACGGCGAATAGCATTTGCCATAGAGATTGAGGTGTTTCCAAGCTCAAACTCGAGGTAATCATCAGTCTCGTTAGGACGAATCGTGAAATGTGTTTGTTGGGCCATGATGTCTATATAAAAAAGTGTAGAATTTATTTAAAATTATAATATTTAAATCAATTTTATCCAAAGTCCTTCTTAGGCAAAAACATAACTACTTAGACTTTGAGTATATGGATTGTTTCTAAAGGCATCTAATATATCAGGTTGAATTCTTTCGGTATAATTATTGAAAACTGTATTTTTCTCCTTAGTTATGCTATAGGGATTTGCTGTAGGTGGTAATTGATAGGGGACATCGCAATTAGGCATATCCGTTTGTAAATCTCTTGGGTTCTTTCTATCATTATCTAATCGTTTAATATCAACATTCATATTATCCCCACCAACCGATATCTTAACTGAATTTTGAGTAGGTGCTCTACCCTTAGCTATCTCTTCTTTACCAGCATTTGTTTCGGCAGCATAGGCAGCATCATATTCTTGATTAGCCGAAACCGTATGACCGGCGGTTCCAGTATAATCCTTTACTAGGGCATCTTGCCTACTAGTATATTTAGGTTTAACTTTGGTAACTTTATAGGCACCTCCAGTTTGGTTTGCATTAGCACCACCTACATATTCTTCTACCAATGCTTCTTGTCTACTAGTGTATTTAGCCTTATCTTCCGGATCCCATACTTTAATTTTCTTTGTTGCTACTGCTGAAATACCCTTATAGTTCTTAACCTTTACTATATCTTTCATTGTTTGTTCTGGCTTATCTTCTGGATCATATACTTTACCTGCCTTTCTACTATCTTTCATATTACCATTATGGTCATTCTTTTCCGTAGTTTCTCTAACGGTAGTCTTAGCCTTTTCGTCCGGATCATATGCCTTACCTACTTTTCTACCGTCCTTAATATTACCCTCGTGATTATTTTGTTCTGTAGTTTCTCTAACGGTAGTCTTAGCCTTTTCATCCGGATTATAGACTTTACCAACCTTTCGACCACTCTTAATATTACCTTCGTGATTGTTATCTTCCATAGTTTCTCTAACTGTTGTTTTAGCCCTTTCGTCAGGATTATATACTTTACCTACCTTTCGTCCATCCTTAAGATTACCTTTATGACTATTCTTTTCTGTAGTTTCACGGATAGTAGTTTTGGCCTTTTCTTCAGGGTTATATACCTTACCAACTTTTCTAGTTTGACGAATATTAAGCTTGCCGCCGATACAATTGTTTTCTGTTGTTTCCTTAAGGGTTTTCTTAGCCTTATCTAAGAAGTAGCTTTGATGGGCTCCATTAGCGGTTTTAAGGTTCATTGTTTTAGTGCTAGTTAAAGTAGTTTCTTTTATAGTTGTTTTCGGTGGTGCTACATAATTAGTAATGGCTTTAAAAACTGTATTAAAATAGCCTTGATGTTCATTCTTTTCTATAGTTTGTCTCTTAGTATTTTTCGTCTTGTTATCTTTGGAGTCTATAAGAACGACCCTATTTTTTTTAACAGCCGTTCCAGCTGGAGCAATATAGTTTTGAGAATGGCTCTTACGTTTAGCGTTATTACTATAGCCACTAGTAGATTTTTGAGCAACAGCATGTGTTGATTTAGCAGCACCAACAAAATATTTACTAAAACTTCTAATTGCTCTTCCTAATAAATAGGTTGGTCTGGCTGCCTCGGCAAGGACAACTGCCTTAGCACCAAAATTACGTTCACCTTTTTCGTTATAAACAACCAGTTCAGGAAGATTTTTATTTTGATTAGGTCTATTAGTTCCATTTTGGGTAATAGCCTTACCACTGGTTACAGGTCTATCATATGTTAACTTTGGTTTATTCTTGGCGCGAATTTCATTAGTTGTCTTAGGAAGAGCACGAACGGGATCTTGAAAACCGAAACTGGCTACTTCATTATATCCTAGGTTTAGACCAGGTGTTACATATACTTTTTCAGTAGGTGCTTCATTTGTTCTTAATAGTGAGGGTATATAACGACCTATGTTTTCATCCATTTTTTGTAAAAATTGTTGGTCGCCATAGACATTTTTAATATTCTTTTCCGGCACGAACATAGGAGCTATCTCTTTCTTTTGTTTTTTACTATAATCCCATTGACCTGTATACATATTTAATTTAGTTTCATTTGCTAAGGGATCTACGCTTTGCTTCATAGTTCCCCCAAAAAAAGGGACCATATTGTTATGAAATGGTTTTTCGTCATATACCTGTTTAACACCTTGAAGACCACCTTTACTAACATGTTTAAACTGTGTTTCTAAGCTATAATTATCACCTTCGTCATCGTTACTAGGTTTAATCTCATTATTACTAACGGTAGCAAAGGCGTTATCACTTCTAATAGGACTAGGGTCACTAAAGTGTTCTTTATTTTCTTTAGGACGTTCATTGATACTAGAGTAATTAGTAGGGTATCTATTACCATCGTCATCAACACGATAATCCCCACTAAAACCTTCTTTTTGAATAAGGTCTTTAGAAAATTTAACTTGATTCTTTTTATCAAATAGGACGTCGGGTGTATATTGTCCAACTACATTGTTTTCGTATAAATTTTGTGCTTCGTCGAATTTTACCTTGGCTCTATCAAATACTTCGTTTTCTACACGGTCATATTGTTCAAAATCATAGGCATTCCCTCTATACATTTTCTTAGAGTATTTTTTCTTTTTAGCACGTGGTTCTTCAGTGTTATTTAGATAATAACCTAGACCTAATAAACTTCCTAATAGATATACTTCCATTATTCTACTATTCAATACTGAGAGAATATTCTTGAAAGTTCAACCATCTTTAATAATAATGTGATAATATAATAGTAAAAATGAGTATTCCTATGCCGATTACGTTTCTAGATGTTCCAGAATTAATAGATAATTTACCTAATACAAAAGTTCAAAAAGAAGTATATAAAAAAGAAAATCGCCTAGATATTTTAAGTAGACAATATAAAGAAGCGAATACCGATAAAGATAAAAAAACAGTTATAGATTTACCTATTAAAATAATATTTTCTCGAATCGTATCTACTATATCTAGTATAATAGAAGATCTAATTGATTTAGATAACTATAATTTAAGAACTATTATTAAAATATTCGTAGAGGGTGATAGAATGGTTTATTTTGGTATATTTATAGTAATAATATCTATATTATTATTCCTTATAGAAATGAGTAGTTGAACTTTTTGAACTATGGATGTAACATTTCATAGTTTTTGAACTATGGGTAATAAATAAATTGAAATGTATTTATATAAAAATCTCAGAACTAGTTAAAGAACCAAAATACTATGGCCCACAAATATCTAACGCGCTTTCAATCTAAGCTTAGTGGCGAGTCTCCCACTATCCCCGATAAATACCTACAATATACTTCTGACAATTCTGATAATGATAGTGATAGTGATAGTGATAGTGTTACCGATGAACTTTCTTCTATCGAAGCCGGTAGTGAATGTAGTGATGATATCTTTTCTTATCATTCTGATAGCGAGGCCCAACTATCAGAACTAGAATCGGAAGACCAAGATGACCTATTAGAAGCTAAAGAGCAAATCAAGAAAATTGTCAAGGGCGCATTTAAAAAGCAACATGACGATGAACAAACTGGAGGAAAACTAGAAGACAATAAGGTTATTAATCTTTTCCTAGGCGAAGAGGAAGAGGGCGATGATGATGCCGAAGAGAACTTTTTAGATACCTTAAGCCCTGAAGAACGTAAAGAACTTCTTCGTCTAGAGAACCAAATTTCTAAGATTAATCATAAGCGTATTCCACTTCGTTACCAAATTCTACGTTCACATCTACCAATTGATATTAAAGCGACTGCTATTAAGAAACTAGAATCAATCCAAAAGATGGATGAAACATCTAGTGAATACCATAAGATGTCTTCTTGGATTGATGGTCTTCTTAGCATCCCATTCAACAATTACTTAGAGAACAAACTCTCACTAGAAAATTCTAAACCAGAAGAAATCACCGATTACCTTATTAATGTTAAAGATAAACTAGACGAAAGTGTATATGGCCATGTAGAGGCTAAATCAACACTTCTAGAAATTGTTGCTAGTTGGATTACCAATCCCACCTCTACACCTACTGTTATTGGTCTTCAAGGCCCTCCTGGAACAGGTAAAACTACTCTTATTAAGGATGGTGTTGCTAAGGCTCTAGGTCGTCCTTTTAGTATGTTTGCTCTAGGTGGCGCTACAGATGCTTCTTATCTAGAGGGTCATAGTTATACATATGAAGGTGCTATGTGGGGTAGGCTAGCGAGTATCCTAATGGAAACTAAATGTATGAACCCTGTAATCTTTATGGATGAGTTAGATAAGGTTTCGGAGACTAAGCATGGTGAGGAAATTATTGGCGTATTGACTCATCTTATTGATTATTCTCAAAATAACTGTATTCAAGACAAGTATTTTAGTGGTATTCCTCTAGACTTTTCCAAGGCACTTTTTATCTTTAGTTTCAATGATGAAGAGAAAATTAACGCAATTCTAAAGGACCGCATTCATGTCATCCGCACTGACAAATTTACCAATGATTCTAAGCTTATTATTGCTAAGGATTACCTTATTCCTAGTCTATTACGGAATGTGAAGTTTAATAAGGATGATATTATCTTCCGCGATGAAACTATTCGGGATATTATTGAGAAGTTTACTGATAGCGAAAGTGGCGTTCGTAACCTTAAACGATGCCTAGATAGTGTTATTATGAAGCTAAACACATTACGGCTTACTTCACAAAATCCATCCTTAGCATCCTCTCCAAGCTCACAACTTATTCCTTATTTTCTGGATAATTATAAATTGCCTATGATTGTTACTAGTGCTATTGTAGATAAGCTTATTGGTAAGACGTCACTTGCTACATATCATCGCGACCGTCTTAAGCACGTTCATATGTATTCTTAGACTTTTGAAAAAGTCTAGTCAAAACTAGATAAATGAATGCGGGCTTAAGGCCCGCGATAAATGTATAATGTATAGATAAATTTATATTACAACAATACTTTGATGCTTCTAATAGCTTCTAATAGCTTCTAATAGTTCTAAAATAGTTATATATAATGACTTTGGGCTATAAATTTATAATATATTTATCTATATATTATACATTTATCTAGTTTTGACTACATTTTTCGACGGAGCTTCGCTCCTAGCCTTCGGCTAAAGTCTTTAGTTAGATTTAATAAATTCTAGAAAGTTTTCGAGCTTTCTCGGTCCTTCAAAATATACTTTCTTGCCGCCCTTAAAGAGAATGATTGTAGGAAAACCTTTAACATCGTGCTTTTCGGCCATTTCGGGCTTTTCATCGCAGTTTACCTTAGCGACATTAACATGGGGAGCTTCTTGTTTAAGTTTAGCCCAATCACCCATTACCTTTTTACAATGACCGCACCAAGGGGCATAGAAAAGAACCATAGAATCTTGTTCCATGTTTTCAAAGTCTTCCTTCTTTTCCATGTCTTCAAACTTTTCCATCTTAGACATTCTAAAGCCATCTAGTTTAGGAACATATTTACATAGGATACAATCTCTATAGAGAGTGCACATGACAACTAATACACAAAAAGCTAATACTAGTTTTTGTTCGCGATTGAAGCGTTTGAAGAAATTCATAACTGCGTCCATTTTGTTTCTAATATTACTAAATATTTTATATTTATAATTTCATTAATATTTAACAATCTTTTATAGAATTCTTTTTATTAATGTTTACATTGTATTTACGTTTAACATTTTTTTGGTCACTTGATTTAATAGCTGTTGCTTTACTATCTTGTGTCGAATCATAGTATTTATTATTATGTTGCCAAAATACATCATAACCAATTTTAAATTCATCGTGTGCTTCTGCTTTATACCAATATACCTGTTCATCTAATTTATTACTACGGCTGCTTTTATGTATAACTAGGCACTCGAAGTTCTCGGTGCACGCGTTGAGTGTTTCACAAAAGATTTCAAAAGATGGAAACATACCTGCGTAATGTTCATATAGTGTCTTTCGGTCCCGCATAATATTGTTTCTAAGTATAAATACCCAATCTACATTAGAACGTAAATTAGGAGTAATACCTAAGGGATATTGCATAGTTAATATAAATAATAGTTTCCAATGACGACCGTTCATAAATATTTCACGAATAGATTTATCCTTAACCCATGTTCTGTCGTATAAACAATCATCCATAAGAAGAAAGGCATTAGGGTCTATAGATTTCATTTCGGATCCTCCATTCATAATTTTTCCTACTATGTCTTTTTGACGTGTTAATACATTATCTATAAGTTCTGGAGTATATTCACTATGAATAAATATAGGTGGTATATGGTCTCCGAAACACTTATTTGCTTCTTCCGTAGGAGATATACAGGTGCCTACTGGAATATGTTTATGATGATATAACATATCCTTTACTAGATAGGATTTACCAGTGTTTCTAGCACCTATTAAAACTACTGTCTCGTGGTCTTTTATCATACTCATATCGAATCTTTTTAGGTCGATATTAAAATCCTGAGGTTGATCTTTTTTTGACATTGAATATCTAACTAATTTAACGAGAGCTAATAAATTTACATTATAAACACACTTTTGTAAAAGTGTAGTCAAAACTAGATAAATGTATAATAGATAAATGTATTTCCTAATTATTATAATACATCTTATAATTCTCTACTAGAGCCTTTAGTAATTCCAATAATCATTACACCCGACTTTAAAATCACCATGGTCTATCGCGTTATAATAAAATATCATGTCTTCTAGTTTAATACTGTGGCTTGACTTATGAATAACTAAATAACTATTATACTTTGAACATTCATCTAAAGTGTTACAAAAGGATTCAAATGAAGGAAATATACTAGCATATCTATCATAAATATCTTTTTTGTAATTTATATTATTTGTTCCTTGGATAAATATTAAATCAATATTAGTTCTTAGCATAGGTGTTAATAATATTGGATAATCACTGTTTAGTATGTATCTTATATGATAATGACGAGTATTTAAGAATAGTTCACGCATATTTTTATCCGTTGAAAAACTAGATAAATTACTAATACATTTATTGTCAATAAGAATAAATAATTCGGAATCATTTATTTTCATAACTTTTAAATTATTCATAACATTTTTTACAATAATACGTTGTCTTTCTAATATATTATCTAAAATTTGAGGTGAATACTCATTATATATAAATTTATATGGTATGTGTTTATCATAATCATTCGTTTTAGTAATACAAACACCTACAGGTATTTCTTTTATATTATATAGTAAATCTTTTGTTATATTACTAGTGTTTGTTCCTAATACAATTATTATTCTGTTTTCGCGATAAGACAATAATCTAGTATCAAAACCTTTAATAATTATGTTAAAATCACCTATTTTTATAGTAAGACACTTCTCTCTAAACATTACAATAATATAATTGTTTATTATATTATTTTAAACTTAAATTTTCCTAAAAAAGTATGACTAATATATTTCCGAAGCACGGCATCTATGTTGAAAGTCTAAGAAATAATCCATAAGACTATCACTAGCGGCTGAACCGCCACTTTGCTTTTGTTTTTTAGAACCGGATACATTAGCTAAATATTCATTAACTGGTTTACCACCTTTCATTACGGTATGAACATTTTGATAAGCACTATCGGTTTGATAACGAACTACTTCTGGGCGGTTAGTAATAGCATGATCTACATCTAGGGAATAACCATAGCCTGCACCACGTTGTTTTTGCTTTTGTATCTTCTTAGACCCGCCTAGTTGCATAGGTTGGCCAGCACAACCGCAATCACCACCGCCCTTCATGCCACAGCCATATAAATCTTTACTAGATACATGATTAGTGCTCGCGCTAGTTGAAATAGGAAAATCTACTTTATTCGGAATAGGGTAATTATTGTATTGATTTCCGAAAGGATAATCGGTAGAACCACCTTTTTGTTTCTTAATGTTTATTTTGTTTGACATTATCTATATATTTAAATTAGAAAATACTTTACTATCTATAATATTATTTAGACTATCTAATATTATAAATACAATTTACTAAGGGTTGGTTGGCTTAACCAACACTTACCCTAAGAGTTGGTTGGCTTAACCAACACTTACCCTAAGAGTTGGTTGTTTATCAACAACACTTACCCTAAGGGTTGGTTGTTTATCAACAACACTTACCCTAAGGGTTGGTTGTTTATCAACAACACTTACCCTAAGGGTTGGTTGTTTATCAACAACACTTACCAACCGGCACCGATTTCTAAGGGCTTTCTGCCGACATCAGGGTCGATGGTGCTTTGTTGCCATGGCGATACCTTAATTTGTGGGTTGGGTATTTCAGAGCGGAAGCCATAATTAGCGTTACGGAGTGTTTGACCAACAGTGTTAATACCTACATGATGACCGGCATCTAAGAAGTTTCTATCAGCTAACATACCTTGTCCGGTAGGGTTGACTTGAGCCCACTTTGTGTTCATGTCCTTAGGGAGAAGATCTTCTGGTTTGAGTTCCTTTTGCTTGGGGTAGCAACCTTCAAAAGGACCAGGGTAGGCAGAACCAGGAGCAGATTCTTCTACTTTAACGTTGGGGTTAAGAATACTAGGTTCGTTAATCGAGGCGCCTTGATTGTTACGATATTCCTTAGGAGCAGTCTTCATAGAGGATTTAACTGGCATTTTTTGGACACCTGAAGAAGCGCCAGTCGAAACAGTAGAGCTAGATTTGTCATCTTCGTATTTCTCGCGCACCGAAAGAACGTTGTTTTTGCTTAAAACTACATAAATAACCATACCAACAGCGGCAATTAATAAGATATTATACATATTGTTTCCAAACATTGTTTCTATATTATTATTACATAAAAATTTTATCTGTTTTTCCTAAATTACAATTTAATTAAAAATTGTTAATCTACTTTTTTTGGGATATTCGGTTTTGGATAGGGATTATTTTTAACTATATCAATACCAGCGTAAATTATTTTTATTAGTATAGATACTAAATATTTCGCCACATTAATTATACTAAGGGTAAAATCACTAGTGCACTGTGTTGCTGATGTGTTTATACAATACTTATTTATGTATACGTATACAGTTCCTATTAAAAGAAGGATTATGAGTAAATTCATTAACATGTTTATATCTATTATTACTATAGAGGAAAATATTCTCTAATATATTTTATCATTCTATTATAAGCTATGAGTTACAAACCTAAAAAAGTATGTATTAAAGACCTAATACATAAGAATGAAATACGTGTTAAAGAAAAAGAAAATGTGAAAAATATGTTTTTAGAACGTTGCCATATTCGCATCGATAGTTATAATAATTTTGGACGCGAAGATATTTTATTCGAAGTTCCTAGTTTTGTTATAGGATTACCCCCTTATAATCAAAATGATGTCCTAGAGTTCCTAGTAGATTCTCTCCATGGGGATGGTTTTTATGTTATCAATATTCCTAAAACAAATTCAATCTATATTTCTTGGAAAAAAAAAGATATAGATAAAATGAAAAATAAACGCGAAGGTTTTATGACCCTTAATAAAAATGGTTTCTTCGATAACCTACCAATTAATCCAAACGCAATTAAAAAATAGAGAATGTTTTTACTTGCTGAAGGCTGTAAAAACAGTCTGTGTTTTACTTGCTGAAGGCTGTAAAATCGTGAAACGATTTTACTTGTGTCTAACCCATCTATAAACACCAGCTGCTGTAGGCTTACTAATATACATTTCTCCATCATTGCCTACTATTACTTTACCTCGGCATTCGTTAGCTGGATATGGTGGCGATGGACGGCTTTCATATTTTTTATCACTGCTTTTAACACAATCACCTGATGAAACAGCTGGTTTAGGGGCTGCTTTAATAGTTTGTTGCGGTTTGACCTTTCCATATGGTCCTACGGTATCGGCATTAAACATTAATACAACATTAAATTCAACTAGATGTCGACCATCTTTTTCACTAGTTTGAAAAACTATACCGTTGAAAGTATATTCTTGACCATTTATTAACATTTTAGTATTTTTATAGGATCCTTCAAACTCACTAGATAATCTCTCTACTATATTAGTTGTTTTAGTTTTATCTAATGGTGATACTAAACCAATTGTTCCATTTAATCTAGAGAGAACTTTAACTTCCTCGCCAAATTTAGCCTTAATTACATATGGTAAATATTTACTATAGAATTCAATAAATTTTGGCATATCTTCAGGCGATACTAAAACACTATGCGTTTTTTGTGTGTTATTAGCAGAAATTCTGCATATATCAGCCACCTTATTATTATTAGTCACATTTTCGCTATTATATACGGTATATAATTCTTTACCACATGATGGTGTGTATGTTCTAGGTTTAACTGTATATTCTATAGTAACGGCATTGGCGGCATTAGCAGCAGCCTTAACGGCATTAGCGGCAGCTTTAGCATTAGCAGCAGCCTTAGCATTACTAGCCGCCTTAAGGGCATTAGCGGCAGCTTTAGCATTACTAGCCGCCTTAAGGGCATTAGCGGCAGCCTTAGCATTACTAGCAGCTTTAAGAGCATTAGCAGCAGCCTTATCGGTTGAAACAACTAAAACTGGTTGGACGACAATGGGACCTTTAGTTTCTGCTATTTTAGGAGCGATAACAATAGGTAAAGATTTATTTTTATTATATGTTATAAGCTCTTTACAAATATCTTCTTTACTACTTCCACTAAATACAAATACACCATTATCTTTAGCTATTTTCTTTAACTCTGCTAAAGAATATTCGTCTTTGGTTTTACCAGAACCATTACACAATCTACCATTTAGATACAAAGCTGGCATTTAATTATAAACGAGATAATATATTATTTTTATCTATTTTATATTTTAACCTATTTACTTGTGAAACATTTTACTTGTTTTTAACCCATCTATAAACACCTGTGGAAGTGGGCTTACTTATATACATTTCACCGTTATTGCCCTTCATTATTTTACCACGGCATTCGTTGGCTGGGTATGGTGGTGATGGACGCTCAGCATATTTTTTGTCATCTTGTTTAACACAATCATTAGATGTCTCTTTTGGTTTAGGTGTGGCTCTAGTTTTAGTAGCAGTAGCCTTAGCGGCATTAGCAGCAGCCTTAGCTTGGGCAGCTCTAGAAGAATTAGCAGCAGCCTTAGCTTCGGCAGCTCTAGCAGCATTAGCGGCAGCCCTGGCCTCAGCAGCTCTAGAAGCATTAGCAGCAGCCTTGGCTTGGAGAGCCCTGGCCTCGGCAGCTCTAGAAGCATTAGCAGCAGCCCTGGCCTCGGCAGCTCTAGAAGCATTAGCGGCTGCCCTGGCCTCAGCAGCTCTAGTAGTAACAGATACGGATTCTTTAACAATTACAGGTTGAACAACAATTGGTGCTTTTGTTTGTGCTATTTGAGGGGCTATAACAATAGGTAAGGCATTAGTTTTTGTGTGTTTAATAATTTCTTTACAAATATCTTCCTTATTACTTCCACTAAATACAAATACACCATTGTCTTTAGCAATTTGCTTTAGATCACTTAATTTATATTCGTCTTTACTTCTACCATTACCGTTACATAATCGTCCATTAAGATATAAAGCAGCCATTTATATTTTATTATTAGATATTATTTTTTTTGTAATACAAATTTTGATTCCTTAGATGGTAATAAAAGGGGTATTGGAGAACATTGATAACTAGCACCCGGACCTTTTAATCCCTTAGAATTAAATACGCTGCTACTACAAATAGCATTCGGGCTTATATAACTTTTTTTAGGATTACTCTCCACCCCTTTTAAACATCTACAGTATTTTTCGGCCATGGAAATTAGGAAGGCCTTGGCTCTTTCGGAGCCGGTTTTACCATTTAAGTATTCTGACATACTGGTTTTACCACTATATAGTTTTATCCTATTTATAATCTCCTCTAGTTCAACATCGGTCATATTTATTAATTTTCTAGCATCTTTAACATCTAAATATTCCATTAGTTTTTCTATAGAACTATATGTGTTTTTCTTAGGAGCAAAAGTAGGAACACTAGCTTTATTTTCTATCAATAAAAGACATATACTTTCCTTATTAGAGCCTTTAGGAATAGTAATTTTATTTTCCCTCCCTATTTGTAATAAATCCTTTTTAGTATATTCATATATACTTCTACCTGTTCCATTACATAATCTACCGTTTAAATATAGTTTATTAGACATTCTATAAAATAAATAGAAATAAATTAGGATATATTAATTAAAGAATTACATAGACGTAAAATAATTTCTTATTTTAAGTTAAATGAATAACATCCCTAAATATAATTCATGCCCACCAAGAATGGAAGACGGTCGTCACTTTACCGATTATCGTCCTAGATGTGTTGTTGACAGCACCATTCGCAGTCAAAACAACATCAAGAACAACTTTGATTATAGAATGTTCTTAATCAATAACGCCGACAAGGTTATTCAAAACTTCCGCTATGAAGCCGTTAAAAAGAACAAGTGCGAAACTTGCGATAACAAAAACGCCAGCTACAAATATCCTATAGTAGAAAGTGCATAAATACTTTTTAAAAAAAGTATAGTCAAAAACTAGATAAATATATTGACGTAAATTATTATTTGGTGCACTGCTATAGAATAAATATTCATATACTCACTAATAGTTTTATGAATATTTATTAGATTAACTAGAGCTTCTAGTTGAGTTTGTTTAGTTGCTGTCCATATAGTATTTTTATATAAATTAAGTGAAAGTATATAAAAATAATAAATGATGTTATACATAATAATGAACGAAATAACCGATACCATCCTAGTTAATTTAAAAATTATCTCTAAAATAGCACCTAACAATAAGTTGAAGCTTATTAATAATACTACTACCATTGAAAAAGAAGGAATGGCTGCTTGGCTTCTTAGATGGTATAATGGCGACTCTAGAGAAAAAACTGTAGGCTTTATTAAAACAGTTGTCAATGATTCTATTAATATCACTAATGATCTAATGAATTCTACTTATATTAACAATAGAAGTAGAAAAACAGTATATGAAGAAACTGAATTTACTAAAGCATATAGTATGTTAATGTTAATTAAGAATGAAATGGTAAATTCTAAAACAGGTATATTAAATCTTAACAAAACATATCAACTCGATATACAAATAATAAGTCAATTAGAAGTTGTTATAAATAAAATAGATGGACATATTGGTATTATAGAGCGAAAGTTAAAAGAGATTCAACGCGATGGTGTTTTACCTGAAATATTTATGAATAAATCTGATCTTAAAGACCCTAAGGAAATTAAAGATGTCAAGGATGTTAAGGATAATAAAGATACTAGAGAAATTAGAGAGATTAGAGAAGATAGGCCAGTTGGTAACCCTAAAAGAAACTAAACACACACTTTTGAAAAAGTATAGTGAAAATCGATAAATTTATAATTCCTAGTATTTCTAGAAGATATAATAATATACATACGATATATGGTTCTCTATTAGAGCTACTAGAGAAACAAAAAGACACTTTACAATATTTATTTTATTATTTCTAGAAGATATAATAATA